GTCATTCTCTGATGACCGAGCGCTAAACCTGGCTGCCTCTCTCCTCCTTGATCCGCTGAACCTCACTCCATTTATTGCCGGAAAGGTTGCCCTCCTACCTGCGGCTCTCAAGGTAGTCGGTGTTGGTGGCGGCGCTGCTGCCGGTGCCGGTGCTGGGACTATCGGGCTTGCCGCCGGTGCTGCCGCAGGATACAAGGGCGCAGCGACCATCATCTCCAAGCTTCCACGATCATTGCGAGCCGGTGTTGGTTTTGACCTTTCGCGTAAGATCCGGCTTGTTCAGGCAATGCAAGCCACCGGCCGACCGCTGGGAAGCCTTGGCAAGTACAAGTATATCGCAGACCTGCACGCTGGTCTGTTCGACAAGGTCGCTGGCGTCTCTGACGCAATCAAGGGCGCCTTTGCCGTGAAGATCGCAGAGGCTGCACCAAAGGCATTCGGATCTGATCTATACGATACAATCGAGAAGACTGCAGCAGGACCCTTCGCCCGCGGAACGGAGAGGGTTGTTGTCCGTAGGCTCGGCCTAGCCAGCCAAGGAGCAGCCCTCTCCACCGCCAGGGACATGGCTCTGTCCAACATCAGCGACACTGCGGCGGCTGCCACCGAGCAGCTGGTCAGCGACACGATGGAGGCGGCGCGATCAATCCGCAATGGTGAGTTTGAGGGTACCGTACAGCAAGTGCTGGTCAACAACGCCAACGAGGCCGGCCGCTCCCTCGGCGAACTGTATGGTACAAACGAGATCGACCTTGCATACGAAGTAGAACAGATCCTCAGCACTGCCGGCAAGAAGAACCTTGACGGCGTCTTTGATCCTACTGCCGGAGACCTGCAGGTCTGGAAGGCCCGCCGCGTCAACCGACTCCGCGCTGGCGAGATTCAGTCAAAGAACCTCGGCGAGGTAGACTGGCAGAAGGAAGCAACCACAACTCTGCAGTCGCACGGCGACGAGATGACCAAGCGCCTTACTGGCATGCTGGTTGGTCAGTCCACTGATGAGGCCGCAACTATCGGCGCAATCAACGCGCAGCGCTTTGTCTTCCAGGATATGGTCGGGCTTGCGGACGAATTCGCAAATGCAGGATCTGACGGAATTCGCTCGTATGTAAACAGGGCAGCCGCAACCGGCGCTCAGATCGACCACGTTGTCGGCACCTGGCTTGGTGGGGCGACAGTTAGGGAGGGCCGCATCATTGGCGGCAAGTACTTCAACGAGACCGGCATGCTTACCGCTAACCCCAAGTTGCAGGCCGAGCTTGCACGCAAGGTAGCAGCTGCTCGACACATCAGGTACGGTTTCGTGATCAATCGAGCGGGAAACGTGCGGCGTGTGTTCAACGTTGCCGCAGGATTCGAGGGCATGAACGAGGCACGCAGGGCTGCCGCCCGCAAGGAAGTCACCCGCCTCATGGGCCGACCGGTCACAGACGAGCAGATGCTTGCCCTGGCCAGGGGCGGACGATCCTCGCGCATCACCATCCTCCGCGGCGATAGCCTTATCGACACAGAGGTATCAAAGTGGGCGCAGGCTCACGAGATGCTTAAGCGCATGGATGTCACTGCAGAGGAGATCGGCGCACTCAACCTTCCGGCTGAGTTTACCGGCGAGATCTCGACCATCCTTCGTAAGGGCGCAAACGAGGACACTGCGGCAGCCATCAGCAAGCGCCATGCGGTCTGGGGCCGACATGCCGGCCTGCAGTTTGCAGACGTCCGCAACCTTGAGTACGCCAGCGCCGGAGGGGCCGCAGCTCCTTCGCAGATCAGGGGGCTGCTTGAATCAGCGATGCAGAACGATGCCGCATTCACTGCCGCCAAGGAGGCAGACCTTGCGCAGCTCCGCCAACTCTGGCAGGCTGCTGGCGGCAGTGCTGACGACATCGATGCACTGGACAAGTCTGTCCGTGCTGCAGGCTATCGCCTGGGGATTGCGCCAGAGTCCGGCATCATCAATGTTCCTTCAACAATGTCTGTACGTGACGCAGCGGGACAGATCAAGCGCGTTACCATTAACGTTGCCACTCCGTACGTGGACATCACGTCAGACTTCATCGACGGGTTCCGCGATCTTGCCAACAAGCCAGTGGTCGGGTTCTTCGGCGGTACTCTCCGGCGCATGTTCGCACCGGTATACCAGTCAGAGATCACAGGCCGAGCGCGGCAGAAGATGATCTCCAGTCTGGCTCCATACATGACCCCTGACGAGATCGTGCTGTTCGACTCGAAGATCAACGAGCTTGCTGCAGAGCAGCGCATCGGCGTTCGCGGACTGGTCAGCGCATTCAATGGTAAGTCTGATATCTACAACGCAGCCGATGCTGCGATCCGCGAACTCAGCAATGGTGACGATCTCGCTCGACGCATTGCCACTGCAGTGCGCGACGGAAATCCTCGCTTGGATATTGACACGGCAGTGCTTCGTGCATATGCTGGCGATGTCAGCACGTCAGGCGTTACGCAGTGGATTACCGGCCAGATCAAGGCCAACGGACTGCCTGGCATTGGAGCCGGAAAGGCCATTGCCAAGCTGACCGAAAACTTCTACCCGACACTCAAGTACTCGTACAACCCACTCTTCTGGGCGCAGGAAATAATCGAGTCTCCGTTCTTCGGCGAGGCCCGCGGCCTCCGGCGTGCAGAGATGGAGGAGTCGCTCATCCGGGCCGGATTCTCCAAGAACGTGCCGGACGGTAAGGGTGGCTTCAAGAAGGTTGCAGACGCACAAGCAGTTCGCAACATGCTGGGCGAGCGTGGCTCGGCAGTGGCTCGCAACCTGCACGAAGCTGCATTCGGCACGATGGTGGCTAGCCGCAGCGGTATCCCCACTACGCTCAGGGCTGGTCTCGAGAGCGAGTCTGTCGTAGGCATGATCCGCCGCCTGCGATCCGGTACACGCAGCACCCTTGATGACATCGCCGAATTCAAGGAAGCGCACCGCGACATGATGGCCATGCGTGAGACCGCCGAGGGTTGGTCGAGGCACATTGCCAAGACTCAGCCTGACCAGTTCCTAAGGCTTACTGAGCGCTACGGGACAGACGAACTAGACCAGCTTCTAGGGTATCTTGGTGAACACCGGCGTGCGGTCGACCTTGGCTGGGGCACAGAGGCTCTTGGCGGCCTGACGCCGCCAGGCTACGGGTTCGCAGTCCGGCCATCTTCTGCGGGGCTTGGACGTGTCCGAGCATCTGCAGAGGTATTCGTCCCGTTCAGTGAATCGGCAGAGGGCCTTAGCCTTCTCGCTACCGGTAGGCCGCGAGACTTCCTACGGCTCGCCAGGATCAATATCCTTGACGAGGCACGCGCAGCCGGATACGACGTGACCAGGCTTGAGCAGCGCTTCTCCTCACTTGAGGACGCAGCCCGCCGCGTAAAGCAGGATTTGCCAAGCTATGGTGTAGAAAACATTAAGGCCTCTGATTCCTACAAGGTGCTCAACCAAGAGGTAACCGCCCTCAAGAAGGAAGTCGTCGAGGGCCTCGGCATGCAGGCCGTGCGCTCGCAGACAGACGAGGTAATCGTGCGCGAGCTTTACGGTGCGTTCTCTCCGGAGATGACCAGCCTTGAGAAGTTCGACGGCGTTATGGGCGCACTGGCCCAGGGTCGCCGGTATGGGATGAAGTTCCGGATGCTTGGCGGCGTTGTCGAAGAGGTCTTCCAGCGCGCAGGTGGCAACTCACTGTTCAACATGTCACAGGCCCAGGCGCAGGAGCAGATCCGCAACGTAGTCAAGAACCTGATGCAGGCCGACGATACTGCGCTTCGAGTGCAGACACGACGGGTTGCCAAGATCCTGAACGACTCGGCAATCCGGATGATCGAGGATCACGGCGCACAAGAGGCCATGTTCAGGGCCACCGCCTATCGATATCAGGAGGCGGCACGCCAGATGGACAAGGTCAACTACTTCAACCCTGACCGCGGCGTACTTGAGCGAACGATGAACCATCAGTTCCTTGGCCTCTACCCGCTATCCTACATGTTCGGCAAGGTCCTTCCGGAGGCAACTCGGTTCCTGTTCTGGCGACCGTTCGGTGCGATTGCTCCTGGCGCAGGGTACCAGGCATACAGCAAGATCACAGAGTACCTCGGACGCGAAGGCTTTGCCCCTAACTTTGAGGAGCAGGGAATCCAGCGACCCGACTATCTCTTCCTCCTGTCTCAGTTGATCCCTGGCCACCCTGACGACATCAGCGTGGGCGTTCCTGGGTGGCTGCGGCGCTCGATCTCCACTGTATCTCGCCAGGGCTACGACCAGTTGACGGCTGCCAACATGTTCGGAGAGGTGGGCAAGGCAGTAACTGACACCGGCGTCCTTGGCGCAGGGAAGACCACACTCACAGCAATCCAAGAGCTTCTGACTCCTCCGGATAAGCGCAAGCAGCAAGAGGATCAGAACATAATCACGACACTAAGATAAGACAGGAAGTTCCTGTCGGTAGTAGCAAAAGGAGAGCCAAGCATGGCCGAGCTAGATCAAGTCGCAGATGCGACCAAGGATCAGTCGCCAGCGGTGGAGCAGCCCGCTCCGGACCCGCAGGCCACTGAGCCGGAGGAAGACATTGCCACTTGGAAGCGTCGTCTTGCAGGAAAGGACCAGGCACTCACAACGGCAAAGAAGGCAGCCGAGGAGTTCCGGGCCAAGTACGAAGAGCTGGCAAAGTGGAAGGCCGCCCAAGAGGAGGCCAACCTGTCAGAGTTCGAGAAGGCGGAGCGACGTGCAAAAGACCTTGAGCGGGAGTTGGAAAACACCCGAGCTGAGTTTGAGCGCGAGCGACTCAAGTCCAAGTACCCAACCTACTTCGATTTCTCGGAGCGGGTCAAGGACCTGGACTCGGAGGCGCGTGCTGCCGAGTTCGAGAAGCTCATGAAATCCGCCGTCGGGGGCGGTTCCCCCGAGATCTCTGATGCCAACAGTCCCAAGCGGACCGCGGCTAAGGAGAAGACCCTAACGCCAGACGGAATCAAGGATGCCCTCCGGGCAATCGGAAATCCGTGGGCGGAAATCTAAGGAGACCATAGTATATGGCTACGTCCAATACTCTCTCCGGGCCTGCTCTCAATCAGATTAACACGTTCAACGGCTCTGAGGCCAATGCCTTCCAGAAGCTCGTCCAGGAACTTGTTTCTCAGCAGATTGCGGCAGAGCTTCGGAGCCGCATGGTGCACCTCGTGCCGGGGAACTATGTTCCTGGGCAGTTCGTTAAGGGCACCGACCGGATTCGCTACGTGCGCTATCCGGATATTTCCCACAGCCTGACCGAGCTTAGCGAGGGTGTGACGCCTGATCCGACGATCAATCTGTCGGTGACGACTGAGTACTTCTCGGTGAAGCAGTACGGTTCGTACACGAGCCTTTCTGACATTGCTCAGCTTGACTCGCCGCACGACCTGGTCAGCATCGCCGCGGAGCGCGTTTCGTTCGCCGCTGCGAAGTCGATGGACGCTATCGTCCGCGATGTTATGAACGCTGGCTCGGCCCGCGTTTACTGGTCCAGCAAGCAGTCTGACGGTACGGCTGTCGCCAGCCGCGCTGCTCTTGCTGCCGCCACCCTGAACAATGCAGGTTCGGGTGATGCTCGTCAGGACTACAAGCTCAACGGGCTTGAGGTCAAGAAGGCCGTTGCTCGCCTTAAGGCTGCCAACGTTCCTCCTTTCCCGGACGGGTTCTATCGCTGCATCATTCACCCTAACCAGCAGTTCGACTTGCTGACTGACGTTTCGGGCCACGGTTTCCTCGAGGCCACGAAGTACACGCAGCCGCTCGACATGCTGTCGGGTGAGATCGGCGCTTACTCGGGCGTTCGCTTCCTCGTCGCTAACGACGCGAAGACGTTCACCCAGGACGGCGTGACGATTTACTCGGCCCTCTTCTTCGGTCCTGACGCGTTCGTCGTCGGCGACTCGCAGACGATGCAGACGTACTTCGTTGCCCCGGGCGGCGATCACACTGACCCGCTCAGCCAGCGCGCTCTCATCGGCTACAAGCTCCGCTTTGGCGCGATGATCATGGGCGAGGCTGCTGTCAGCGAGTACAGCGGCCGCGACAAGGCTGCGGTCATCACCAACAAGGCCCTTACGTCGAACGTTGCGACGATCACCACGAGCGCTGCTCACGGTATCTTCGTTGGCGAGACGATCAAGGTCTCTGGTGTTGATTCGACCTTCAACGGCACTCAGGTTGTGACTGCTGTGACGAGCACGACGATCTCGTTCGCCAAGACGGCGTCGAACGTCAGCTCGACCGCGGTCAGCGACGGCGTTGTGACCAACGTTGTTCCGCAGACGTCCCTCGGCCAGGTCCGCTACCTGCGCCTTGAGACCCGCGCAACCGCCTTGTAATAGGTAAGGCGCCACCCCCCAGTCGGAGTTATGACCGGCTGGGGGGGCCGCCCCAAGAGGAGACATAATGGCAGCAATCGACACACTGGTAGCAAAGCTTCGGCGTGACCTGCGGGATACCGGCACGTCCGATGGGTACGACCGCGCCTTCACAAACCAGGAGCTTGTTGACCTTGTCGACCTTGCGCTTGCCGAAGTGTCGCGTGCATATCCACGAGAACTCTCCACAATCGTGGCGATCCCACAGGAATTCTCAAGTAAGCACAGCACATCCATCTCTCTACCTACCGGATTCGATACGATCTATCGCATTGATTGCTTGGACTACCGCATCGATACCACCGTCAGCCCAATCCGTGAGTGGTACGACCTTGTAGACCGGCTCGATCCCAGCATGGGCGAAGGTCCGGCCGGCGGATGGGAGATCCACGCCGGGCTGGTGTACCTGCAGCCCAGCCGATTCAACAGCCTTACCAGCCACCTGCGCATCATGGGCTACGGCAACTGGACTGTAGACACGCTCGATGCTGACGCAGAGCAGGCTGTTCGATACTACGTCCAGTCAGAGGGCATGTACAAGCTTCTCACCGACCGGTCAATGTTCCAGCAGTGGCAGGTCAATCCTGGCAACAGCGACGTCACAGTCCCGGCTGCCAACCAGATTTACACCGTAGCACGGGGCCGCTACGAGCGTTTGATCGGGAGGCTCCGTAAGCTCAAGAAGGTGGGCTGATGGATTTCACTAAGCCTGTAAAGATCTACACGTCGTCGACAGAGTACGTCGACATCAATAACCTGTCCGGCACACAGCGGGGGCCTAAGCCTATCACCGGCTTCAAGCTGGAGCAGGCAGGGTACGAGGCGTCTGCTGTGCGCGGATACCTGGACCAGCGTGCCTTGCGAGACGGCGTTGACTACACTGAGCCATTCCTTGGCGCACGCCAGATCCAGCTCCTTGTCTCGGTGTACGGTGAGACACTGGGTGACTTCTGGGATCAGATCGACACGCTGGCCAAGGCCCTGTCTCCGATGCCAAACTCCTGGGTTACCACGTACGGCATCCGCCCAATGCGCTTCTACCAGCCCACTCGAACCCAGGGTGCAGACTTCCCGTACGGTATCGAACTTGAGATGGGCGTTCGTCCATCCGGACTGATCCAGTTCACCGCCAATAGGACCATGTCAGTTGGCATGGAGACCGGCGGCTTTTCGCAGCGCGTTACCATCCCCCTCATCGCACCTGACCCGCACAAGAAGCACACATCACTTCGGACTGTCGGGTCCACTAACCGTGGGTCTGAGCCTGCCTATGCAATCGTCACTGGGACTGGCACCGCAGACACGCCGGTAGAGGTGACGTGGTCTTCCGGTGGAAAGTCCAGCACGATCAAGATCGTGCCAACAGCCACAGGTTCATTCACCGCAGAGCTGGACAAGATGGTGCTTACAAACTGCCGCATCGACCACCTCGGCACGACAGGGGACTTCCAGGTCTATCCAGGTGATACTTCTTACACAGCAAACGCAAACAGCCTGACCGTTAGCTTCTACGAGAGCTGGCTATGACAATTGGCGTAACGCACACGCGAGTGCGCCTGTTCGATATTGGCACCAATAGGGGGCCTGGTGCTGAAGTTGCTATTGTCTACGACGCTAAGAACGTTGGCTCTGAGGTGCTTGCAAACGACGAAGGCAGCGCCTTCTGGACGCTGCCTATCAATCACCCTGAGATCGACCAGTTCATTCCCCTGAAGCGGCACTACAAGATCGAGCGACTCAATCATGACACCGGCTCCTACGATTTGGTAGGGGCCGGTTTGCTTATGAGCGCAGATATCACACGAGACGAGATCGTCTTCACCGGGTCTGACTACATGGGCATCATGAACACGCACTACACCAAGGTTCTCGGCGCCGCAATCGATGCGACAAGTCCCCTTGTCTACGGTTCTGGTGGTTCTACTACCACCACTGAGGTAGGCAACTTCACGCTGGACATGGCTACGGCCGGGGTCGGCAGGTCGTTCACGACAATTGCCAACACGGCAGACCTTTCTACCGTCACGTCTGACTGGAACTCGCACGATGAGGAGGAGCATCTTGCCCTTGGTGCAATCAGCAGCACAACTACGTACACGATCCGGGGCGGTCTTCGCTTTGACCTGACCACCAACGCCAACTGGGCTGCAAGCACGCGCATTACAAAGGCCGTTCTACGCCTGTACGGCAGCACCTACGGCCACGTCAGCAAGACATCGTCTACCTCTCGCAACCTGCAGATCCAGCGCATGACCACTGAGGACTGGACAGCAGACAGCACCACAGGCACAGAAGGGTTTTACTCTAACTCCAGTACTGCGGCATGCGACTGGACGTCTGTCAATGCCAACGTGACTGGAACTGTAATCACCAAGGCGTTTACCGGCATCAGCAACAACGCCTTGTACGAGGTCGACATCACTGAGATTGTACAGTCATGGAAGAGCGGAAGCACCAACTACGGCATCCGCCTGAAGAACTCCGCAGAGCAGACCGTAGGTCGGGGGCTTGAGTTCTTCGGTTCCAAGTACGCCACCACCTCAAAGCGCCCTAAGCTTTACATCGAGTACGAGACCGACACCACTTCGTCCACCGACACCGATCCTGATGGCCTGTTCAAGTACAAGGAAGAGACCAAGAAGTGGCTTGAGGTTACCCGCATCACCGGCCGAGAGGCTTCCCTGGCCAGCAATAGCAGCACCACTGCACTGGCCAGCCGCACGCCCATCAACGTGTACTTCCTTGACAAGACCAGCTCTGCAATGGCCAGCGGAAACTACTGGCCAGGCCAGGACTTCTACCCGAATGGAACGACGTTCGACAACACCACAGCACCTACGATCATCAACCGGTTCATGTGCCGGTACGACGAGGCAAACGAGAAGTATATCCTGTCTGGAGTTGTTCGAGTTGAGCGAGCCAAGCAGCTGGGAACATCCGGCGCAGACAATGACTGGTTCGACTATGTCAACAACAACAACCTGCTAGCAGACTTCAAGTTGCGCGATCTATCTGTCAGCATCTCTGCTTCCCCCGGTGGAGAGGTGTGTTCGTTCTACCTGTGGAAGGCAAGCAACACAGCCGACGGATACTCCATGGTAACGTCGAACACGTGGCGCTCTCTTGAGTTCCCATTCTGGGTAGAGATCTACAAGACCGGCACGGCCAATGTCAAGCTAGACCCTCCTGCCGCTCCGTCTACCGACAGCAGCGTAGACTACACAGTAAGCGCCGCAGTTGTCGGCGGCCTGACACGGTACGCAGTTCCGACCACAGCCCAGTACAAGTTGCCAATCCTGTCCGACGGCCAGTCGTACGAGTTCACCGCTGTTGCTACGGCGGTGGTAAACGACAGCAGCGACCACGGCCTGAAGAGTGGCGTGGCTGCGCCGTACAACCAGGACAAGTCGCCACTGTCTTTGCGAACAGAGACGCTCGAAGACATCTTCGACCGGTACCTGCTCACTGCCGATGAGGGCGCATTCGACCAGAAGGCACTGTCCGACGGGACTGAGGTCGGGCGCCTGAACTGGGCAAGCATCGAGAACGTTGCCGGTAGCTGGCCGACAAATACACTCAGGTACTTCACCACCGGAGAGAATGTCACCGACTTCCTGAGGAACATGGCAGACAAACAGATGGCCACCAACGACACCATCAACATCGACGGCACCGACCTGCCGGCTAGGTGTGTCTTCAACTTCGTCGGCATCCGGAAGGCAAACGGTAATCCGGCTGACGCAAGCAAGCTCTTCGTCAACCCGACGATGAGCAACACGGCAGTGCTTACACTCGAATACCCTGGCGTCATCGGAGAGTTCCGGTACAACTCTGACGGCCGTCGTGTCAAGAACAACGTGCGAATCATCTCTTCGACCCCCTTCCTGTCGGGGGCGTATACTGCCATGAGCGGCGTTCGTTTGCAAGGCTCTACCGCAAAGGACGAGGCATCGCAGAGGGAGTATGGTCTTGCCCCAATCCTGACCGGGCAGGCAGGGTTCCTTGACTCGGACGAGGCCAGCAAGGGTGCGCAGCGCCTGCTGGAGCAGAGGGTGGATTTCACCGTTGCGGCAGAGCTGAGCATCCAAATCGAACGTGACAGGTTGAATCCCTTCAAAGATTTCTTTCTTGGAGATGCTGTTAGGGTCTATATTAGACGGGATAATATTAATATTAATAACAGCCTATCTGGTAATATATTAGCTGGTATATATATAATCTCAGGTGTAACATATAAATCGCCGGTTGACGGCGCCGAGGATGTAACACTGCAGCTGATGAACGGCAAGTACTTCGCCGCCATGAAACAGTAGGTTACGCATTGACCCTGGCGTTTCCTGTGCTATGGTGGGGTCAGCAGGGACTTCCTGCGTAGCATAGGAGTAACAAATGGCGAAGGCAAATCTCGTAGAGCGAGTCGGCTCGCTCAAAGAGCAGGGGCTGTCTTTCACCAAGATTGGCAGCATGCTGAACATGAGCAAGGACCAGGTCCAGAAGTTCCACAAGCGGTACGTCGAGGAGTCGATCAGCGACCAGCGTCGTCCGGCAGTGGCGCCGACCAAGAGTCCGGAGTTCGTCGGGGTTGACATTGCGTTCTTCGACATCGAGACGACGTTCAGCAACTGGCGCCGCATGCTCTGCGGTTCTATCGCTGACAGCCTCGGTCGAGTGACGACACTCAGCCACGACACCCATCCGGGCAATGACTGGCTTGATGACAGCGCACTGGTGAAGGCGTACTGCGAGGAGCTGGACAAGTACGACGTGATCGTCGGCTGGAACTCCAAGCTCTTTGACGTACCGGTACTGAACTCCCGCATGCTGTTCCACGGGTTCCGCCCGTACGAGCCGCGCATGCACGTTGACCTGATGTACAAGGCAACTGGTTCGTCGATTGCCATCGGCCGCAAGAGCCTGGACAATGTGTCCAAGTACTTCGGCGTCGAGAACAAGAAGACACCGCTTGATCCGCGCACATGGGACGACGCAGATCATGGTGACAAAGCGGCGTTCGCAAAGATCATCGAGCATTGTGAGGCTGACGTACTTGTCCTCCGGGACGTGTATGCTAAACTCAAGCCGATGGTCCGCATCATGCACCGTTAGCCGGAGCGATCCGGCCTATCTCCCCGGCGGGGCGCCCCTCCCGCCGGGGACTACAACTAGGGGCAGGAGGGGCTATGAAGAAACTCGTAGGGGACTTGTATCAGCATGAGCTGGTCAAGGCACGAGAAGACCGGCCAGGCAAGGCCAAGTGGCGTGGTTCGCTGCTGGGTGGATGCTTGCGCCAACAGTGGTACTACGCTCATGGTGAGCCGACCACTAACGAGCGACCGGAGGATGTGCTTCGCACATTCGAGCGCGGTCATATTATCGCGGCATCTCTCAACGCCAGGCTCAGGAACTCGGAGTTCTTGAAGTCCTTCGAGGAGGAGGTGCCCGTCGAGATCCCGGAGCTTGACTTCGCCGGGAACGCGGACGCTGTCGTGACATGGGTCGACGACACAAAGGAAGTCTGGGAGTACAAGTCCGTCAAGGCGTATGCCTGGAAGTACATCCCGAAGCCTGAGCATCAAGTGCAGGCGGCCATCTACGCAGAGGCTATCGACCGAATGCGTGGTGTCCGGCACGGTGCCAGGCTTATTTACGTTCGCGCCGATGACCTTGCGACGGAGGAGTTCATCGTCGAGGATGAGTGGCGGGAAAAGGCGCTTTCCATTTTGGCCTTGCTAAATGGCGAGTACCGTGATACTATCCCTCCTGCGCTGCCCGAGGAGGAGGTTAGGTCCGCCAAGACCGGGGAGTGGAAGTTTCCGTGTGGTCACTGTGAGTACCTCACAAAGTGCAGGGGTGAATGATGAGCGATAAGAAGCTCGCATCTAAGCTAGCCGAGATCATGGGCGAGATCGGCTACATCGCCAAGGGCGGTACCAATTCAGCCCAGGGGTATAAGTACGTGATGGCATCGCAGGTTGCGGATGCCGTGCGCGAGAAGCTGGCGGCGAAGAACATCGTCATGCTTCCGGTTGGAGCCGACGTCGTTGAGAGCGGCCGGACTCCGAGCGAGAAGCAGGCGCTGCTCACCATCCGCTTCACGTGGCGATTCATTGACGGCGACAGCGGCGAGACGCTGGACTTCCAGTCCATCGGTACCGGTGCTGACTCCGGCGATAAGGCGCCGTACAAGGCAACCACTGGGGCGATCAAGTACGCGCTGCTCACAGCGTTCCTCATCCCGACGGGTGACGATCCTGAGAACGACGCCATTGTCGCCAGCGCCGCCAAGGAAATCTTTGGCGACACCGTCAAGCCGGTTGAGAAGAAGGCAGCCAAGAAGGCTACCGGTGATTGGGAAGGAGTTCAGTTCTAATGGCATTCGACCGAGTTGATCTTTGGCTGACCGACAAGGTCAGCCCTGTGAAGGAGAAGACCAAGGCTGGCAAGGACGTTTGGAAGTTCTTCGGCAGCATGCAGTCATTCGCCTATGACTACTGGGCAGGCGCTCCTAAGGAGTCGCGTACCGGTGCAGCGCCCGAGCGATACGAGCGCGTGACCCTGTACGTGATGGACGAGAACACTGCCGCTCATGTGCAGAAGATCTATGACAAGGTTGTGAACGCGGACGGCAACGACCCGCGACAGCACATCCACATCATCGGCGCTCTGTCTGAGCAGACCAGCAAGGATGGCAACAAGAAGGGCTACATCCTGTTGGTTAACGAGGCAAGCCCTCTGATCTGGGGTCCGCTCCGTGGCAAGTCCTGATATCTCCGACCTCAGGGACGAGATGCCAGTCCTGATCGATGGCTACGATTACGCAGTCATCGGTTGGGGCGAGCAGATCAGCGACTCTGGCGAGCTGCGAGTAGTGGCTATCTACAGTCAGTCGATCATCCTTCAGGCAGAGGTGAGCAAGGCTCTGGACTTCATCCAGGGCCACAATGGCGGAGCCAAGCCGGAAGATCTCCCGGCCGCATTTACTGCGGCTGAGGAGGTCTTCGACAAGCTGACTCACGAGTTTGTCGGACCTGGGATGCCAGTGTTCAGGCTCGACTGGGAGGATTTGGTAAATGAATCTGGACGAGAGGATGGATCAGAAACTGATGGGAGTGATGAAGGACCTGGCGATCCAGGGGAAACGGAACAGGCAGAGGGGTAACGCCTTCGAGCGGGAGGTCGCCAAGAAGCATGGCGGCCGGCGCACCGGTATGTACGGTGGACCGGACGACGTTGCGGTTGACGACATCTATAAGATCCAGACAAAGGTTGGTCAGATGTTCAGCGAGAAGTATTGGAGGTGGCTCAAGGCCATCAAGGTAAACGCTGATCAGATTGCCTACCTTGTGATCGGGGACGCTCCCGGCCCGGGAACACCACGCCGTACTGTGGTGATTATGGATGAGCGAGATTGGCTCACAGTGAAGGAGAAGCTACATGGCAGTACCGAAGCCGACAAAGAAGGGGCGTAGCGTGGCGCTGTCCACGGCCCAGTGGAGCCAGGCCTTTGGCGTGGTTCTCGCAACGTTCTTGGTTGAGTACTCGAACCTCAAGCCTGAGGGCGACGAGAAGCCGGTGAACGTTCCCATTGATAACGTCGTTGCCCTTGCGGCCGGCGTTGCGTTGAAGATTGTGGAGATTTCCGATGGCGACGACGCCTAATGAAGTGCAGCAGGAAGACGACGGTTTTCGGTCGCGTGTCGTGTCTGCGGTCCGTACGGTATCGCAGCACCCGCGCACTCGAGACACGGCTGTTCCCGCTGCTGGAGTTCTCGGAGTCGTGGCTGGCGTTTCGGCCAATGTGGCCTTGGCGATAGGCGCAGCTCTGCTAACGTTCGCCCTACTGGATAAGCGCCGATGAAGATCGGGCTGGCATGTCCGGGCTGCGACCAGTACAACGTGCGGCCTAGCCGTGTACCGGAGTATCGCTTTAGCCCGGACATGGCGGTCCGGCTGTTCATCTGCCAGGACTGTAGGCGGATATTCATGGTAAGGTATCAAGTAGTCACCGAAGATGTGGCTCTAGAGTTGGAGGAATTGTTTTATGGACCAGGGGAATAGCGTGGTTCCGCAGGAGTTCGTGAAGTATTTCGAAAGCCTGTACAAAGACGCACTTGACATTCTTGTCGAGCGACAGGAGGGCTACGGCCCATCGAACATCGAGGCCCTTGGGCCTTACGGGGTGTTCTCCCGTCTTGCTTCGGACAAGGTTAGCCGGATTGCTAACGAGCTGAACGGCGTCATCGACAACGGCGAGGCCATCGTCACCGACGAGTGGTACACGGCTGGCGTGCACGATGCGCTTATGGATATCGCTAACTATGCGATGATCCTTGTCTCGCTCGGGCAGGGGCAGTGGAGCAAGGTTGCAAGGGGCGACGACTCGGAACTTTGGAATGATGCCTACGATCACGCCGAGTACGAAGACGACGAGCGTGAGGATGGGCTTCAGTACCATGTGGAGGAGTCGCGTTGATTCCTAACTTCGCATCCATCAAGGTATACTTCGCCAAGCGTGGATACGCCGAGGCCGTTCTGATCTATGGTCCGAACGGCTGGCGTGCCACTGCCTTCTTCAAGAAGGAGCCGGATGTATACCAGTTGGGTCGAGGTCAGGAGAACCTGACTCCCGAAGAGGCAGAAAAGAAAATAAAGGAGCTTGCCGATGAGTGGCGCAAGAAGCAAAAGGGATAGGCTCGTGTTCATCGGCGACGCTCCGGCTTGGTACCGGAAGATGTGGTCCAGCTCGGCTGGCCACATCGACCGCATCGCCAAGCGAGCCGGGACCAAGGTGTCGAAGGTTGTGGTTCACTGGCACGACGATCCGGCAAAGGGCCGGGCTTGCGCGCTGGGCGAGGCAGACAAGGATATCCTGACGTTCTGCACACATCCGGCAGACGAAGACACGTTCATCCACGAGGTGGCTCACGTGGCCACGCCGGGGCAGCATGGCCCGCAGTGGGCTGAGTGCTACTACCGGCTGCTAAGGGAGTTTATGTCTGATGGTAGGGTTGTATGCGCAGTGGCTGAGGCCATGAAGAACTACCCATCAGTCAGGAAGTTGGTGAGTTTCGATGACAAAGAAGAAGCCTGACCCGCTGCTGAAGTTGTTCATGGACGATGCTGCAGCCAAGGGTATGTCTCTTCGCAAGTACTGCAAGGAGATCGGGATAGACTACTACCATCTGACTGGGTTTCCATCTCCGGTAAACGAAGTGAGTTTCGATGAGACGAAAGGAGGAGACGATGACCAAGATAGCGTACGATCCGAGGATAATCGATAGCTACAATCAGTACCTCGGTAAGAAGCGCGGCCAGATGCGCCGGCAAAGCGCCATGGGGCAGATGGAACTGCGCGCTATGGAGAGGGCGCTGGCCCTTGGGCATGTGCCTGGCATCGGACTAGACGGAAAGTACGAGAGCTTCCTGTTCTGCGAGACGTTCCGTTGCTTCGCATTCTGCAGCATCAGCCGGGACGAAGGAGTTCATGGCCCTATTGTGGAGGTACCCTGTGGCGAACAAACAATCATTCAGCCAGATCCTGAGTCGACTTGGGAGCAAGGCAACTCGGAGTGGTACACGGTCGTCGTACAGCGGCGTCCCATGCCCTACTGATCCGGATCATGGCGGACTGCTTGACACGCAAAGCGGCAAGATGATATGCTTGCACCAGACACACTATGTGCCTGGTGGCAAGTGGTCATTCACGAAGGAGGAGGCGTATGCAATCAACGAAGGCAAGCGAGAGGGCGCTAATCGGCGCATGCATCATCGACGGGGACGCAGCGAAGAACGTAGTTGACCGTGTCCGTGAGGATGACTTCGATGACAGGGAGTGCCGGGTGGTATTCGCTGCTATCAAGGAGCTGGTGAAGAAGGGGACAGCCCTCGACATCGTCACCATCACGGACAAACTCAGCACGGCCGGAACCATAGAAGACGCCGGCGGCTATGCGAACGTGTCGGCAATGTCTTCCGACACGCCGAACAGCCTCAACTACGAGTCGTATATGGAAATCGTCATCGGCAACTCCACGTACCGGTCGCTGCGTAACGTGGCTACCAAAGTGGCGGAGCTGTCATCCGGTGCGAAGACCCCAGAGGAGTCACTGGCTGAGGCCGAGCGCCTGATCATGAACGTCAGCAAGTCCCGGACAGCCGGCAGGTTTGCTGATATGCAACAGATCATGGACGAGACACTCAGTCGCCTGCAGTTCATGCAGGCTGGTGGAGCAAATGGGGTGTCGTCTGGCATCCCTGCTATCGACAGCATCGTTGGTGGCTGGCAGCGTGGCAACTTGGTTGTCGTTGCTGCCCGACCCAGCGTTGGCAAGACAGCCCTGGCCACGGCGATGGCCGCAGACGCAGCACTGCACCAGAAGAAGTCAGTTGCCATCTTCTCAATGGAGATGAGCAGGGAGGAGATCGGTAGTCGACTCATCTCCATGCTGTCAGGTGTGTCGCTTCACGACATCCGGCATGGTCAGCTTGACATGAGCGCACTCACACAGGTTCTAGACGTAGCGAAGTCGATCCGGGAAAGCGGCCTAAGGGTGGAGGACTCGTCCATCTCTAGTCCGTCAGAGATGCGATCCAAGTGCCGCCGGCTGAAGGCGGAGCATGGACTTGACCTGATCATCGTTGACTACCTGCAACTCATGGCACCGGACAAGCAGACCAAGGATGGCAACAGGGTGTATGATGTGGCAGATATCAGCCGCGGCCTGAAGGCACTGGCTCGTGAACTTGACGTTCCGGTTGTGGCCCTCTCGCAGCTGAGTCGTTCATCGGAGTACCGTGAGAACAATGAGCCTAAGCTCTCCGACTTGCGTGACTCCGGCGCCATCGAGCAGGATGCTGACGTGGTCCTGATGCTGTGGCGTTCAACCGATGTGTCGCTAGACCTGGCGGTGGAGACAGTCCACTGCAAGGTAGCCAAGCATCGCAATGGTCCAACCGGCAGGGCAGATCTAATGTTCCACCGGCCGACCGCAACATTTAAGGGGGCTATGTAATGGCACTAGACATCGGCAAGATCACAATCGAGTACGACTGCCCTTGCGATCACGGCATGTGCGAGCACGCCATCGAGAAGGTACAAGAGGCAATCCAGGAAGCCTACGACCGTGGCGTTAAGGACGGCGGCAGGGGCGCCGTGGAGGGACTGAAGGGCATGCTCAGGCGCGAGTTCCCCAGTGAGTTCAAGATGGCCGAGAAGATGGCCACTGAACGCAAGAAGAACGAGAGGTCCAATTGATTGCGGCCATCGCCCTCTCAGTGGTGATGCTGGTGTTTCCTCCCACCGGCTACCACGAGAGGGTGAAGGCCACATGGTACGGGTCACGTGGCAGTCATACGCACTGCTACCAGGGGTACCGCAACACCTGCACCCCGTACAAGAGCGGCGAGCTGGTCATGTACGCAGCAGTCCCCGGTTTCCGGAACTACCACACCAAGCCGTATCCGGCTAGGGTCTGCAGCTCACGCAAGTGCGTGATGGTTGTGGTTAGGGACTGCCTGTGCAGCCGGAAGGGGGAGTACATTGACCTGTCCCCCGCCGCATTCATAGCACTGGGGTATAGATTAAGTCGCGGAGTTGCGTGGGTCAGCGTTGACTACGATCCGTACGGAGGTCGGTAAGACCCCCGTCGAATTGGGGACCCCCTCGCGCCCGCCCTACGCCTGGGTCTAGCAGCAAAAAAATAGCCGATGAGTCGCTTGACTCATCGGCTATTCTGTTACTCGATGACAGGCAACGAATCGTTGCTAGTCTGGATAGAACCGGGATCTTCCTTCTGTTCACGCTCACGGTACGTGTAGTCCAACCTCTTGTTGAGCAGGTTCTTCTCGAACGACTCTTGGCTGCCGCCAAGGAAGTCGATGAGAAGCCACCTGAAATCAGACAGAGAGTTGCGCTTCGTGTCATCATCCTTATGAGACGTGTTCTCAAAGTGGAAGTCAGACTTGGCAAGACTGTCGTCCAGCAGGGTTGTGACTCGCTCGACTGCTGTTGCCAGCAGCCGGAGCGTCTCACGAACCCCGATGGAAAGATACTGATGAGACTCACGATGCTCGCGTGTCTCGATCGTATCCTCGTCGATAGAATCCTTCAAGCTTTCCAGCTCTTCGAGGACAGACCACATCTCATTCTCCAGGCCATTCACCGTAGAGACGATGTTATCAACGTTCCAGGAATTGTTCAGGTCTTCGACCTCTGACGACACCTCGCTAGCATTAGACCTGATCGTTGCCAGATTGTCGTAGATCCTCTGAATCTCGCTCTTGCTCATAGTACATCACCCTCTCCGACAACCTGGCTGCTGAGATCCATCCCAGCAACAGCACCAGGAATGTCCTTAATATAAGTGTCTCCATATTCCCACTCTCCAAACGTATAAGGCGACCGGACTGCACAGAACCAAGCGGCGTGCTTGTTGATTGCCTCGTTCTCACGTGACTGGTAGCGGCGCAGGACACGCCACTCCCAGTCACCGAGCTTGAAGATTGCGTACGGCACCTCTACCGAACGCACCTTGTTCTCGGTGTTCTTGCTTGCCATGTTACTCCCTTCCCCTGCGGTCTACCCACAGGATTGCTTGCAGCTCCGCATCCCAGAGACCCAGTGTCTCCGATGCGTGCTTGAACTTGGCCTGCATTTCCCGGTACTGACCTAGTGACAGGTCAACGTCAGGCCACATGCCGTCAACCTTTTGCCCCCAGGGCTTGAACTCACGAGCAGCCCAACGATCTATCGGTGCGCTGCCGCACTCACCGCCAGCACGAATCGCACGGAAGAAGTCTTGCGTCTTCATCTTTCCGAGGATCAGTGTGTCGCCGGTGTCACGAATACGTTTGGCTTTATCAACCGCATTCGGGTACGCTTGGATCTTATCGATGCCATCCAGTATTTTTACCAGGCTATCGAGATTGCTTTGCGGTGGCTGGCCCGGAGAGAGCGCAGCTACCATTGCGTAGGCAATCTCATAGTCCAATCCATACTGGTCGGCGATCAAGTTGATCTTGCCTTGGAACTTCAGGTACCAGTTACTGTACTCGAAGATCTTGTCTATGCCGTGCGTGTCAAGCGCCTGCCTGAACCGGGTCAGAAGGGACCTGCCACTGCCCTGCTTATATGTCCCGACATAAGCAGCAGCAGTGGCAAGTCGTTGACGACGGAAGAGCAGGCGGTTATCAACCGCCAGCACTTACTTCACTCCGTACTTCTTGTAAGCATCTTCCTTGCTGATAGGCTTGCGCGTAACAACAACGTGAAGTTCGACATCAATGTTGTTGTTGTCGAACAGATCCTCCAGGTCAAGGCGACCGTAGCATGCGCTATTGGTCGTCCACTGCTCTTGACCGAATCCGAGTTCCTTCGCAAGGAATGTACGCAGATCAGTGTACATTGGAGTTACATCCTGGAGTTTCTCAGTTACAGCCGCAGCAATCCCCGCCGCCTTGGTCAGAGATGCGTGGTTGTAATTGTTCTTGCTGAGCTGGCGTCCAATCTCAGGCAATGCATTCCTGAATACAGTCTTCAGTGTGTCAACGTCAACAGACAAGCTTGTCTGAGTGACGACGTCACGCAGGTCACTGTACTTAGGGAATTCCGTCTTAAGCTTCTTGCTCTTCTTAAACATTTACAATCTCCTCCGGAACTAGACCAGTCGCTGCGACCGACTTGGCGCAACACGCCTGGGTACAAATGAAATGACCCGCCATCGGGTCAAGCTTGGAATACTCCTTGTAGATAGCATCGACTGAACCAGACAACTCAACGTCGGATACAGCTACTACCTTCTCTACCATCTCCGTGTGGTAGATCTTGATTTTCACGACGTGACGCTTGCGCGTACATTCGTCCTTAGGAACGATCCGAAGATCCGACACTGTAGTCTCCTTCCAACCATGCGTTGATTACTTCTAGCAGGTCTGTCATCGTCTCAACTTTCATACCTCCTTTCCCTGCATTCCAGATGTTGATGAGATCTACTGCAACGCCATCGTGAAGCACCTCAATGAGAGTGCCGCCGTAATAGGCATATGACCTACGGTTGTTGGTCAGATCATCAACGACTATCCGCCAACTAAGATCACCGAACTTGTCACTCTTCGTAAGTACCATGACTCTCCTTTCTGCGCTCGCCACCACACACGGTGACAGTGACGCTACGCCAATCTAACCGAGGCGTGTGCATTAGTAACCATCTTGGTTGTATGCATCAGCAATTGCTTGCCAATCCACTGTGCGCATGCTTGAGTTGATGAAGTCTGCGAACAGGCCACCACTTTTGTTGACGTCGTGCTGGTCGAATACTTCCCACACGAACTCTTCCAAGTCGTCAGGAAGTATGCCATCCCCGTCGTCTTTCTTCGCATCATCAACCATTTTGACAACCATCGAGTATGTATACTCGTCGTTGTCGAGCCACAGCTTGGTGACCCAGGTTTCCCAGTTAGTCCAGCCGTTATACTCCTTGCACATCTTGAACCTCCTTCACGACTCCGTATTCATTGCCACATTCCGGACAGCCGTAGTCCTTCCACTCTTGTGCGTCAATGGCAATCTTGTTTGGGTACGATTCGTCCAACTTGTGTGCGATCTCCAATGCTTCTTGTAATGTGTCGACCCTGATCGACACAGCAAACCATTTATTCTCCGTCATTGGATGTCTCCTTTGCCTTGTCGATTACTACCTTGATTGCACGAGCAATCTCCCTTGCCTGCGTACCACGACCACCGAACGAGTTGTCGTAGTCGACACCGCCCTTCAGGTCTAGCTGCTCGGCAACGGCGTAGTGCAGAGACAGGGCGGCGACTGCTTCCATGAACTCTACCGGCATTCCGTTCTTGTCAAAGATCACATACTTAGGGTTGCTGAAATCTGACTCATGCGTGAATGTCAGCTGCCGGATGAAGTCAACGGGGAACCCCGCCGCAACAAGCGCATCAGGCTTCCACAACGTATGGCCGTCTCCGTCAATGTAATCCACCGCACTAGTGTTGGTAAGAACTCCAAGCAACTCGTGATTCATACTGCCTCCTCATCTAGAAAGTCCCACAGATTCAATGCTGCGATCACGTCGAATGGCGTGACCGCCTCGCCTGTGACTGCGTTACAAAGGCGAGCGCCATCAAGTACGATCTGTCCGTTGATGTCTCCATCATTGGCCATCTCGATAGCCCGTACCACGAACGGACGATCCGCTCGTGGCACGGGTGGATATACACCGTGACTTAGATAGTCATCAAGTATTACCTCCTTGCTAAACATTGTCTTCGCTCCCTTCCCACATACCTGGCGTCTGTGAACGAATGCTCCTGAAGTCATCACGTCCAATGACCAGATGGTCAAGCAGCGTAATGTCCATCAGCGAGCAAGCCTGAATCACGTCAAGCGTGAGCTTGGCATCTTCGTTGGAGATCTCCGGATCACCACTCGGATGATTGTGTACAAGCACTGCGGCAACGCCGGAGTTGATCAGGATAGGGAAGAGAATCTCCGCTACCCTTACGCTCGTCCCCGTCGCAGTGCCACGGTATACTTCCTGAATGCCAAGCAGATTGTTACGTCCGTCAAGCACCAGCACGAAGAGCGACTCCTTGGTCTGATCCTTGGCGAACTGACGGAAGAAGTTGTAAGCTTCTGCCGGTCGGGTCACCTGCCAGGTGTTAACGTCCAGTTCCTTGCGTACGATAGTGAACTCATACTTGGTATAGTCCATAGGTACATTCTTCTTCTTCATCTTATGCCTCCTTACCAAACTTGGAATCCGTCAAGATCCCGAGAAATATACAGATAATCAAGCCATTCCATAACCAACGGGAGTGAGTCATCAATCTTCTCCTCTACTGTGTAAGGCTTGGTTGTTACAATCCTGCCATCGTAGGAAGATACTTTCCCGTCACGCTCGTCATCCCACGATTCCCTGACTGAATAGCCAACCAGTGGGCGCATGTAATCTTCAAGTGACATGTTGCCCTTGGCCTTTTCAAGCTTGGCAAGGATGCTGTCAAGCATATCCTTGCTGACGATATCACCATTGTTCCAACTGATTGCGGACATGAACGTCTCATAATCGCTGCCAGTCACGTCAATCGTGTAGAACAAATAGTGCATGGTGTTACGGATAGTACCCATACCCCAGATATTGGAGCGGAAATACACCGTGTCGCCTCCGTCGAATTCTCCGGTATCCTTGTTGAAAAGATAGAAGTATTCGTACTTCTTGGCAAAGGCTTCTGCCTTGGCCTTGTCTGCTCGCATTGTTACAATATCGTAACCCATTGCTTGCTCCTTTCTTGCCCGGCAGGGCCAGCCCTTGCCAGCCCTGCCGGGACGTACTTACTGATTGCTAGATCGGGAGATCGAGTTCAATCAGATCACGGTGAATGCGTGGCACATCATACAGGATGCCAAGTGCCTCAAAGGCAGACAGCATATTGTACTTATCGCCATACACGTTAGCCAACGTGCCTACCACGGGGAACATATCTTCTGCGTTCGGGTCAGCAATGGTGAGGAAGTACTCACCGAGGCCGCCGTCGAAGCCGTAGATATACTCCAGTGGAAGGTTATCTTTCGGGTTCTCCTTTACCAGTGTGTACTGTGACATGCTTACTCCTTTGGCACGAATCGTGCCATTGCTTCTTTGTTTGCGTTCAATGCCGTGATAACGTGATCGCATTCGCCGATAAGCACACCTCCTTCCTTGCTGCCGCGTACAATACGCTGGTGTCTAAGTTCTTCCATCGCTACAATCAAGAGTGTAATAGCGCTCTTATTCATACGTAGCTGTATAAGGTCTACGTCCTCCGGTGCGCCGTAGTAGATCGTTGGATACTGGAAGGTATCCTTGAACTCTATACAGTCGCAGCCGTACTCATCCCGTAGACAGTCTTGACATAGGCTTGTCATCCTTGTCACTCCTTCCTGCGCACGCATCGCGCACGCCTATCCTGCTGCCTACGCCAATCTAACCGCAGCGCAGGCACAAATATTGCCAGCAGAGGGGTAATGCTCTTGCGCGCAGGCCTATATCCCCTGCTTATCACAGCCCTCTACGTGCTAAAGTCTTGGCTGTTCCCCGTATACGATCTGTTACATACGTATGGCCTGACCCCCGTCGGGTCAAGCAGGTCGTTTGCTTTTATAGTATAGCCCCTGCCAGCAGCGTGAGCTGCCAGCAGGGGCGGGTCTGCCTGCGGGTATACCTTACTTGCCTACCGTGAGGTCAATGGACACGTCGGAAGCCAACTGCTTGCTGACGGTCTGCGTGCCTGGCGTGACTGCCAGAGCGGTGAAGACCGTGCTTACAACTGACTTGCCGCTGTCCAAGACCTTGCGGCTTGTCTCAATCTTGCCGAACACGTTGATCGTGTTCCAAGCCTTGGCGTGACCCTTGGCTTCCTTGGCAAGATCTCCACGGAACAGGACGGACGGATAGTTCGTGCCCTGAATGCGCTTGCCGTCCTCGTCAACCCGCCACGAGATGGCAGGCGACTCTACGGTCGCAGCGATGTCAAGCATAACGCCGTCCTCATCGGGCTGCCCGATGAAGGTATAGCCCTTCTCCTTCTTGTCCGACATCTTGGAATCGGCAGGCTTGTCTGCCTGTGCGCCCTGAATGCGGACATTCTGGAACAGGAACCAGCAGCCATTCGGCACGGCTGCCAGCATATCAAGGATCGCCTTCGTGGCGATCTGGAACTCAACTACTTTACGGGACATAGTGTTATACTCCTTTCCCTTGTCCCCGCAAGCAGACCCTAGCACGCCCGCGGCTGGCGCATCTACGCCAATCTAACCGCGGGCTTGCTCATATGATAGCCCTTCGCGGGGATGGCTACGCCAATCCAACCGCGGGGACTATCAATGATCGGCGGTTTGCCAACGGGCAACCGCCTCTCCCCTGCGGGCTTTCTGGCGATAGCCCGCAGATCTGGGTTACCTGGCCGCTCCGACACCGGTATACCCCGCTGATAAGCATAAAGAAACCTTAAACATGTAAAAACTTGCAGAAAATGGCGATTTCACTGCATATATAGTAGAGCCGTTATTCCTCCTAGACAGGATAAACCACAAAGGGATAACGGCTGGAAGATAAAGGGGTTTAAGGAGAACTATGCCATTTCGTCCCGGAGAAGACCTGTACTACATCACCTACGAGGTGACCGGCCCTGTGCCGGGGGCAGCGCCTATCCCGATGAGCTTCAGCTATGATGCCGACCCGGCTTGGACCGGGGAGCGCACGGCCACGACTGCCGACGAGATCGCTGCCGGTAGGCGCACCTCCACCCTCCGGAGCGAGGACGAGTTTGCGGCCGCCATCCGGCAGGGCCGTGGCTACGAGAAGGGCAGGGTCTACCGGGTAAACGAGAATACCTATATCAAGATCAAGAGCGTCTCGAAGTTCAATCCGGCTACCCTTACCCAGGATCAGTGGGCAAAGATCTCCGAGACGGAGCGCTGGTCGGTCGACTACCTGACGGGTAAGTACGCAAAGTCCGGCACGAGGGCGGCAAGCGAGTACATGGCTAGTCTCGACGAGGAAGCGCGTCTACGTGACCGCGTGTTCGAGCTTGTCTCGTTCCAGGAGAGCCAGGAGCCAGGGTACCCGGCTCGAACGCGGGCAAACGTCCAGGGATCTGATGTAACGATCTCCTACGCTGTCAATGGGGATTCTGCTGGGGAGAAGCTTACCAGGAGGCTGGCCAGCGAAGAGGGCAAGACAATCATTGAGCTTAGCCCGTTCCAGAAAACGGAGGCTCAAAGGGTCCGTGAGTTTGCCCTGATTGTCGATCGGTTTGCCGGCCAAGAGATCGAGATCAACATTGCCGGCAACGGAGAGTACCAAGAGGGCATGCCGGCCACGCAAGCGCTAGCCGACGAGATTGCCCAGGATATCGCGTTCCTTCGGAAGAAGGGCGTAGGCGTAGTTGCCATCCGGTCCGGTGGGCAGACTGGCGCAGACCAGGCTGGCATCATGGCCGCGATCGAACTAGGGATTAAGTCCACAGTCCTTGCCCCAAAGGGCTGGGTATTCAGAGACCGCAATGGGGTGGACATCAAGAGCGAGCTGAAGTTCAAGGATCGGTTCGTTCCTAAGAAAACGCCTGGAACCGCAGTGACCCCAGAAAATAGACAAATTCCTACCTTTAGCCGCACCGATGCCGAGATCTTCGCCGACAATAACGTCTACAGCGGCAACAAGCGGGACGCGTTCCTAGCCGCGCTGACCAACCGGTCGAACGACCTCCCTCGCACGAAGGAGGGATGGGCTACCGACTCCCGGTCGAAGGGGACGATCAAGCAGCGCTATCCGGTGGTGATCAATGGCGTGGCCTACCCATCGGCAGAGCATGCCTTCCTCAGCCTTCGCAACGGCTCGGGAGAGGTTGAACTAATGGCCGGCATCATCGCCGAGAAGCTGCGCCAGCACCCCAAGCTCCTCGCAGAGCTTCAGAAGAGGGCACAGGCCGCGGGAGGAATCGAGCAGTACGTATCTGGCCTCGTGCACCTCACGAAAGCAGCCGGCAGCTGGGAGGGTGTAGGACTGGGTTCTCCGTTCCTTCAGGCTCTGCTGGAGGGGGCCAAGCAGGCCAGCGATCAGCCGGAAACAACGGAACCAACGGATTTGATCGCGTGGGTGCAAGACCCCAAAAATCAACAAAATTTTCCGCGCTCCGGGCGCGTGCGCCGGGCGCCGGATCTTGGTGGTGCCGCTCTACCGGTAACCCAGACAGGGGATATCCAGCGAGCCACTGAGACCGGACAGATGACCATCGGCTACGAGCCGAGGCCAGAGATTGGCGCCGGAGAGGGAGAGATCAAGCCCCAGGAGAAGACGGCCAGGCTGCTCAACGAGTTCGCCACCATGCGCGAAACGGCCGCAGAGTCGTCGACCATGGGTAGCAGGATCAACTTCAAGGGTCTGCCGGATGTTGCGCGTGAGCAGTTGCACCGGGCGCTCGGGGCCACCGGTCCCTACGGATTCCGATTCGACTCCCTGAACCGCGAGGCCGTAAGCGGCATCGATCCAACGCGAACTATCGGCGCCCGTATCGCCGCACTGGCAGCGAAGATGGGCGTCACCCTGCCGGAGGGACTCGACTTCAAGCCCGGCAGCAAGTTCGTTGCCGACAAGAAGACCATGGCCGAGGTCATGTCCGACCTTCTCATGGCCATCCGGTTCTTCAACCAGACCGAGACAGAGTACGCCAAGACCAGCGGAATGGCCGCAATGGGCGACAACCGCGCAGAGGCTGCAGCACTGCTCCTCGAGCTTTCGCGCACGCTGCACGAAGTGGGCGACCCGTCCTCCAGAGGCATGCTTATGTCGCTGGTACGCAAGGCCGGCAAGTCGCCAGAGTTCCTTGGCCTCGCCTCCAAGGGCGGAGAGATGGCCGGACTTGGCGTTGACATGGAGCGTCTCGGGGGCGCAGCAGATTACAAGGGCCGAAAGACGGCCGCAAAGCTCCGCCAGTTTGCAGCCGCACAGCTCGGCATGGTCCCCCAGGCCGCAACGCGATCTAGCGCCCCCACTGTTTACCGCGCCCTGGGTGTCGAACTGACTCCTGTACAGCGCGGTGGCAAGGCGGCAGGCGCAACTGCCATCCAATTCCCGGATGGAATCCACGATCTGCAGCGGGTTGTTGACGAGGTCGGCATCTTCGATGGCATGGACGACCATGCCTCTATCGATCTCCTGCCGCGACTGAGCGGAACTGCCGTAAGTCCTAGCGGCGAGGGCGCAGAGGTCAAGATGGAGCAGATCACAGCAGCGTCTGACGCGCTGTCTGCAACCCACGATAGCCCTCTTCAGGGCATGCTCGGACTCGAAGACGCGCTGCGGCCCATCTCCAGCCGTACAAGCCTGACGTCGCTTGACCGATCAGGCTCCTACGCATTCAGTTATCGCACCGGATTCCGCTATCAGTCGCGTCTCGGCAAGGGGCAGAAGAACGTTGAGCGCGCAAAGGGCAAGCTTCTAAGGAAAGTTGACGCTGCTCAGGCCGGAGACAGCGAGGCAGTGGCTATCAGCAAGCTGATTGCCAAGCGAGACGCTAAGATCAACGCCATCCAAGACTGGATTCTCCGCGCAAACGCCTACCTTGACTCGAGAAGGGCCAGTGGGGTTGTCTACACGGCTGTTCCAGAGGGCCACAGCGACGCCAAGATCCAGAAAGAACTCAAGCGAGCCGGCGAAGAGCTTCAGAAACTGCGCGCATACGACCCAAAGCCCGGCGTCAAGGTCGGAAGGATGCCGACCTACGAACTTCCGGACTACGAATCGGAGTTTGAGGCTGAACTTGCCCCGCGAAAGGGCGCTCTAGGGGCAGATGCGCAGATGCAGGGCATCCTTGATGCCGCCGACGAGGCAAGCGCGAGGCTCAACTCGGAATCCATGGTCCCCCTTACCATCTCCGGAGACGCCGAGGTCAAGGTAACCCTACCAGCCACGTATCTCGCGCAGATGCGCGACA